CTCTTTTACTATAAGGAGCAGTGCCATGTTGGAAAGCATCAGACTGAAGTTCTTCAAGAAGTACATAACGCTGGCCATTGGGATCAGTTTTCACAGAAAATCGGGCATGAGCCATAGTCTTAGAATCATGGTGAGTGTCTACCGGTTTAAAAGTATCCCCTTCTTTCTCTCCGATAAGGACACGTTCAAAGTACTCTTCCTGTTTGTCCGAAGTCGGTACACGTTGTTCATGACTCCATGCATTACCACCGTTTTCAATGCGAACAGTCCAAGTATTGTCTCTGGCTAGTTGAAGTGCTTCCTCTCTGGAGTACCTTTTATTAGGATCGATGGGAAGATCAGCAGCTTTCAATTCAGAAGTTCTAACGCCATCTGCTTTTTTCTCTAGCCAAGCAATAAGATTCTCGCCCTTCAAACCATTTTTAGGCCAGTCCACTTGCTCAATAGAACTGACAATAGGACTATAGAAGTAAGTAACATCAGGATTATTTCCCCTAAGGTTATCTCCGGTGCCTCCACGTCTTACGATAGGGTTCTCGGTTCTGGCGGAGAAAGAGCGAAGGGCACCCGCAGGAGCTTTACCAGTGGCACCCACAGCACCGATAGCAGGAGTTAGCTCAAGGACATCGCCATAGGTCGCGTCCCCGGAAAACATGGCTTCGTCAAGCTCCCCTTTAATGGCCCCCGCAACAGCAGAGGTAGCACCAACAGGGTCATCCTTGACTTTTTTAGCTACTTGGATAAGCCCTGCGCCGATAGCTTTAGCAACACCCTCTGGGTCATCTGCTACAGTTTCGGCAACGGACTTGATCTTGGAACCAATAGTTCTTTGGTCTTCAGAAAGAAATATAGAGTAGGTATCCCCGCCCTCAGTCATATACGTAGCACTGGTGTCATCCTCGTTCAAGAGAATATCTTTTCTTGGGTTCGCACCAATAGGAAGACCCCAAGGATTTACATCGAATGCTTCCTTAGTTTGAATGTCGGTGTAGTCAATATCCTTGACTGGAGGATTAGGCCGCACTGTTCACCCTTTCTCTTAGCTGTTTGAGTTTCCTGTAGGCGCGAACTTCTCCTTGAAGACGAAATAATTCCTCGTTCTCAGCCTGTTCCATGCTGTAATGCGCCTGATTGATGTAAGCCGAGATTTCTTCGTTAAAAGCGTCCCAAAGTTCAGAGTTATTTACAAAAGGTTTAAGATTCATTGTGTACCTGTATTAGCTGAAAAACCCGGCTCTTCCGGGGTAGGAACAGAACCAGTACCCATTTGACCGCCGCCAGAGCCTTGAGTATCTTGTACTTGAGCGCCGGGAGGAACAGGCTGGCCCTCCTGCTGGGGAGTACCACCCGGCATACCTTGTTGCATGGTCTTGATAATCTCTGCCTGAATAGCAGCATCTGCCATGTTGTTGGTAACCTTATCAGGATCAAGGTCCATGCTTTTGGCAATTTCTCTCAGGATATAGTCGATCTTGGCCATCGGAGCCAGCATCGGGTTTTGAACAATACCAAGGAACTGCATAAGCCTTTGACTTCTGACTTCGTTAGCCATAAGAGATTCAGTACCCTGTGCTTTAACTTCTAGGTCTCCTTTAATCTCCTCGTCGTGGTCAAACTGCATATTGAAATAGAAAAAAGACTTCCCAAGAGGAGCTAGAAGGTAGTCGTCAACGTTCTTGATTACTGTCCTGACAGAACCGTTGGCTGCAGACATGAGCATAGAGATGCCACTTGCAGTACGCCCCATGCCCTGAACGCCAGTCTGTCCGTGGGAGAAGGAGGGAATGCCAGTGCTTTCGTCGGCAAGAACCCTAGCTTTGTCGAACATCTGCATGTTTTCATTCGATACGTTGGGGAACTTGGTTCCGAAAATAGCTTGACCCGGTGCGCCACCCTGCCGTCTGAAAACCTTACCGGGGTAAACAGTAAGGTCTTGGCCGGGAACAAGATTAGTTTCGTCGAGTTCGATAAGAAGGTTACCAGACAAAGCAGCATTATCGATAGCCATTCTCATGAAGCCATTCATAAGAGTCTGGGTATCGTCCATGTTTTCTGCAACGCCGACGCCAAAGAACGAATAGGGATTAACTTCGTAGGGGAAGGGGTAGTAAGGGAGATAAGTAGGTTTAAAAGGGTTCATGACAAGGCGGAGAACCTGTCCGTTACAAACCCAGATATTTACACTTACATCATCCTCGTCTTCAAGTTCTTCAGGGATTTCAATCCCCTCTTCCTTGAGCTTTTCAGTATCCATGTAGCCCCAGTACTCGATTACTTCATAACGTTCCGAGTTACCGGCTTGCTCACCCTCGTCTTCCATGAGGGACTCCCACCACTCCTTCCGGTAGGACTCCCCAAGATCGATAGCGAGATCGATGGCTTCTTTACGGAAGAAGGGTCTACGCTTCAAAGCCCGAAGTTTGGTCTTGGAAAGCTTGTGACGTTCGATGACGTATTCACATTCATCAGGAGTATTGGCGTCAGGGTCCGGATAGAAATTCCAGATAGACACATGAGAAGTTTTTGGAACTGTCTTGATCTTCGGGGTCCAGTTACCTTGTTTGTCCCAGTTCGGGTATTCCTTGTTTTCTGCGAAGGGTCCTTTCATGATGCCGGTGCCGAAGAGGGCGCATTCAAAGGCGGAAAGTCTTAGTTGCTTATTTGCATTGCTTTCCTCAAGCTGGTCATGAATTTTCTTTTCCATCTTCTTCGCAGAAAGCATGGCAGGATGAACGGTGACAGCAGAAGGAGTTCTACCCGGCCCTTCCTTTACCTTGTCTTCTACTGGCTGAAGACGTTCTTTGAGGTTGGAGTTGAGCTTTTGAAGAATAGATACAGTAGTGTCACCCTTTTGGTAATTAAAGGCTGCTCCATCGGTGCTTTTAGGGCTTTGAGGCGGTGTATCCTGAGTGTCAAAATGGATAGCTTCCGGAATACCATCAGGTAGCGTCGTCGGTTGGACGGAGATAGGAAACCTGTTGTTGCCAAAGAGGACATCAGTAATTTGTCCGTAAGCAGCAAGAACTTTAGTTTTCGTAATCTTGATGAAGACTCTGGACTTTTCAGTTTCAGTGAACTGGACATCAGGGCCGTAGATGCCTCGGTAGTTCCTGTAGGCCCTCAACCAGCGGTGCTCATCTAGCCGAAAGTAGCGTCAGCCATCTTATATCTTTCAGGGGAGGACATGGGATCGTAATCAAAGATATTGCTACGAGGTCTCGACATTATACCATAACGAAGAGCATCATACAAGTGGTCTTCTGCTTTTGTATCCACGTCCTCAGGGTTATTTTTATCCAGAGGTATGGAAGGAATCTGGGCAATAGTATTGGTTAGAGTACTGAAAAAGACTATCCTAGGTTCTTCCGTAAACTCGTCCACCTGCAGTCTTCTATGAAGTTCGTTCTTCCCTGCTACACGGGAGCCGGGAGAGCGGTCAGAAGGCTTCCAACGACATCCTTTAACAATCATTGTCTCTGCCAGCGAGGGTCCGGTGTCTCCCCTTTTGTGCCAGAGTGAGCTATCAAGTACGCCGTACCTTACTTTTTCTTCTTGCTCTGCCTCCAGAATCATATCTGCGAGGTCCGTAGCCAGAACCTTGCTTACATAAAGTTCTCGATAAACAATAAGCTGCTCAGAAGGAGCAACGGCAAACCATAGGACTCCTGTGTGACTACCATAACCATAGTCGCAAGCACGGAATCTTGTCCAATTAGCCGGTATTTCAAAAGGTTCAACAACGTGAATTCTCCTGTTAAATTCGGGGAAAGCGGCTCCTTCATTTATATCCCAATTGCCCTCAAGGAGTTGTTTACGTTGGTGTTCAGGCAGGGAGAGCAGGTTTGCTTCGTAAAGACCGTCTTCTGCAAGGTAAGGGTTGTCAAAGAGAGTAGCTGGAATAAACCTTCTTTTAAAGAGGGGCTGTCCTTCTTTTGAGTGACCCTTTGGCCACGTAATGGTTTCTCCTGTTTCGATATCCGTAGCCCAGAAAGCCTTGTTACGGGGCGCAGGGTCTACAAACATCTTCTTTACCCATTGGTGGCCGGAACCGCCGGGGTTTGAAGTGGCCCTCTGGTAAAGGTTAAGCCCAGAGTCACTGGTTGTACGAAGACGAGACCTTAGGTAGTTCCAAGCGTAGGGGGTAGACCACTGAGTAAGCTCGTCGAAGCCAATCCAGTTAAAAGCCTGACCTTGATACCTTGTTACATCCTGATCCCTGTCCAGATAGGTAAGCCAGAGAGTTCCTCCTTGCGGAGTAGTCCACTGCATCTTCCGTTCAGACCACTTGATACCCGGAATAGCTTTTGGGTAAAGCTGCTGAGACACAGATACAAGCTCACGAAGCTCTTCGGTGGTCCTACGAAGCAGTAGCCCACGGAACTGAGGGTTGTTCATGTCTCTCAGTGGGTCTGCGAGCATAGCGTAGGATTTACCACCGCCTGCAGCACCCCCATAAAGGACTTCCTGCTCACTTGCAGAAAGAAAATCAGTCTGAGGGCCGGGGTTAGGCTTGAAGATTACTTCCTGAGCTTCTTCAACATCATACTCAGGTGTCTTCGGAGTAGCTGGCGTTACGCTCTTCGCTGGCTCCGACACCTTGGAGGTACTTTTCCTCGATTTCTTTCGCCTTGGCTGCTGCCTTTTCGGCCCTTTTGGCCCAGTATTTACTAAGGCTAAGGTCTCTAGCTCTTCTTTGCTCAAGTTTTATCCTCTGTTCCAGCCCTACATGGGAAATATACCTACCGGACTCCTCAGAAAGCCACGCTGCAACCTGCCTCAGGCTATACTGGAGTAGGTGTTTCTTTGCTGTTTCCAGAAGTTCAAGTTCATGGGGTACCGGAAGCAGTTGATCTGGGTCGTCAGGGTCTTCTTTGTACCCAAAGGGAATAGTTCTCCCCCATTTTACTATTGGAAGCCACGTATTCCCCACCTTAGGGGGCGGCGGCAAGTTCCATTTCTTTTTAAGCTTCGTCTTCCTCATTACCAGAATCCTTAGGAGGCAAAATGAACAGGCTCCCACCCCCAGTTACCTCCACTTTTGATGTTTTTACCAGACCACCACGGTCAAGAACGTCTTTTGCAGCAGTAATACGCTCCTTGTTTCCCAGTTTAGTGGGATTGTGGATAACGTCGATCATCGCAAAAGCAGCCTTGGACATGTTAGTGGCCATGTACTTGCGAGTAAGTTCTATAATTTCGTCTTCAAGGGACTTAGTAACAACCGAAGTGGGTACATTATCGCTGTATCCCGCAATTTTCTTGGCCTGAAGAGGATCACCTTCAGCCTCTTCAAAGAGAACATCAAGGAATTTTTGTTGTTTCTCTGTTAAAGTTCTTTTCATGATCCTATCCAGTTAAAAAAGTTTGTTATGCCAGTAAAGATAAGGGCGAAAAAAGAGATAAGGATGGCCCACAGAGACCGGGAATCCTTCTGCGAATCCTCTTTTGCCTCCAACCAACCTTCTGACTTGGCGTTTTTTCTTGTATTTGACTCGATCAATGGCAACATCTTTTCTACATGTTCTACCTTCTGCTCCAGACGGGCGAGACGAATAGAAGTATCCTCCCTGTGTTCAGTCGCCTTATCAGACGCTTTCACAAGGAGGTTCAGGGATGCCTCGATTTTACCAAGGCGCATGTCTATGCTTGTTGGTTCTGT